CAGGGCCTACAGGACCCGTAGGAGCCACTGGACCACAGGGAGTGACTGGAGATGTTGGAGCAACAGGTGCTGTGGGCGCTACGGGCGCTACAGGGCCTCAAGGCATACAAGGTGATGTTGGTGCTACGGGACCTACGGGTCCAGCGGGAGCAACAGGCCCAGCGGGAGCAACAGGACCTACAGGACCGCAAGGCATAACAGGTGATATTGGACCTACTGGTGCAACAGGACCAGCAGGCGCAACTGGTGCGACTGGACCTACAGGACCAATAGGTGCGACAGGACCAACGGGTGCAACTGGACCAACTGGTGCTAGTGGAACAAATGCAACGGCGTTGCCAGACATTCTAATGCTGGGTGGTATGTAATAATCTCTCTATGAGATTCCACGTAGTATCACTACCACATACCCAGACAACTAAAGATTTTGCAGGTTGTGCGTACACTGAAAAGGTTCGCAGATTCTGCAATATGATGAAGGGCTTAGGCCATACAGTCTATCTCTACGCAGGCGAAGAAAATGAAGCTGAAGTAGATGAACTAATACCTTGTATCACAGAGACACAGCGCAGACTTGCTGTAGGTAATAGACCTTATGTAGAAGCGCCGTTTGATTACAAGTTACCTCACTGGCAGAAGTTTAATAAGAAGGCTGCTACTGAGATACGCAAGCGAGCAGAACCCAGAGATTTTGTTTGTGTTATTGCTGGTGGTTCACATCAGCCAATAGCACTGGCTCTACCAGGAATGATGGTGGTTGAGTTTGGTGTTGGATACTCTGGAGTATTTTCTAACTACCGAGTATTTGAATCTTATGCTTGGATGCACGCAGTTTATGCACAGCATAGAGATGCAGCAACTGCAGATGGTTCATTCTTTGATGCGGTGATTCCAGGTTATCTAGATCCTGAGATGTTCCCAATGGGCAAAGGTGATGGAGGCTATTACCTGTATGTCGGAAGAATGATTCCGAGAAAAGGTATAGACATTGCAGCGCATATCTGCAAGACCATCGGAGCAAGACTTATCTTTGCAGGTCCTGGTAACCACATACCAAACTATGGTGAGTATCTAGGCGCGGTAGGACCTGAGAAGCGTGCAGAGTTGATGGGTGGAGCAATAGCTACATTTGTCCCAACGCTTTACTTAGAACCTTTTGGTAATGTGAATATTGAATCACAAGCCTGCGGAACTCCAGTAATTACTACAGACTGGGGTGCATTTACTGAAACTGTCGTAGAGGGTGTGACAGGATTTAGATGTCGCAATGTAGAAGAATTTATTCTTGCCACTCAAAATGTCAAGAACTTAGATAGACAGGCTATTAGAGATAGGGCTATATCGCTCTACTCAGTAGATGTCATAGCAAAACAATATGAAAAATATTTCCACAGACTAGAAACTCTGTGGGGAGATGGCTGGTATACGGAAGGAAACAATGCCAACACTGTCCGAGATGATCAACGAGGTGAGAACTAACCTACAGGGTTACTCACTCCGTCAGGATCGCATCACTTATGTAAATAACACTGCTGGTCTGACTACTACAAGTCTATCTATTGAAGTTGGCTCTACCGATAACCTTGCTAAAGGTTTGATTGAAATTGATGATGAACTAATCTGGATTGATTCTTTTAACAAAACCAACAACACACTCAATGTAATGGGTGCTCCGACAAACCCTATTGGTCGCGGCTTCCAAGGAACTACAGCATCACCTCACGCCAGATATGCACAGGTAACCCTAGCTCCAACCTTCCCAAGAGTATCTATCAAGAAGGCTATCAACGATACTATCAACTCTTACTTCCCTAAACTATGGGCAGTAAGTTCAACTACTTTTACTTTCAATGCTTCTCAGACTACATACGCTCTGCCAGATGATTTGGAATCAATCCTGTATATGTCTTGGCAGACTACAGGTTCTTCTCAAGAATGGCTCCCAATAAATCGTTGGAGAGCAGACCCAATGGCAAGTGCCGCAACCTTTAACACTAACAATACGGTGAACATCTATGAAAACATACAACCTGGTCGTACCGTTCAGGTCTGGTACACAACAACAGCCAATACCCTTGATGCTGGTACCGATGACTATGCTGACGTTACTGGTCTACCTGATAGCACTGTTGATGTCACTATACTCGGTGCTTGCTACAAACTTCTCTCTTTCCTTGACGCTGGTCGTATAAATCTATCCAGTGCTGAGGCTGACCTCAATGACACCAAGAACCCATACAACTCTGGTGCATCTGCTTCTCGTTATGTCTTTGCTTTATATCAACAGCGACTACAGGAGGAAGCATTGAAGTTAGCTGACAAGTATCCAATTCGTATCCACTATACCAAGTAAGGAAGGCCCGTGACCAGACAGTACTCGTCAATTAGCGTTGAGACGACTCTTGCCTCAACAATATCTAATAGCGCCACAACAATGACTGTGGCATCAGGAACTGGCTCTGCCCTACTAGGTGGAGTTACATTAGGAGCAGGTAACGTAGACCAGTTCACAGTTGCTCTAGACCCAGATACCACCAATGAAGAGATTGTATTTATTACAGCATCATCAAGTGATACCTTTACAATCACTAGAGCTAGAGCTGGAACATCTGGTGTGCAACACTCAGCAGGTGCAACAGTCAAGCACGTTCTAACCAGCGATGATCTTAATGCTTTCAAAGCATCCATATCGCCTGTAACAAACTTAGGCTTTGCTGGTTCTACCTCTGGTAGCACAACAGTCCAAGCAACAGCAGTAGCAGGAACAACAACGCTAACCCTGCCTGCAGCGACAGATACCTTGGTAGGTAAGGCAACAACAGATACGCTCACTAACAAGACGTTAACTAGCCCAACTCTCAATACGCCTACCATCAATGATGCTAGACAGAACTTAACTCTTAATGCCCAGACTGGAACTACATATACCTTAGTGCTGACCGATAATGGTCGCCTAGTTACCTTGAGTAATGCTGCTGCCATAACACTGACTGTGCCTACCAATGCCTCTGTTGCATTCGCCACTGGCGCAGTAATAAATATCCAGCAAATCGGAGCAGGGCAGGTAACAGTAGCTGGAGCAGCAGGTGTGACGCTTAACGGGACTGGAACTAAGACTCGCGCTCAATGGTCTGCAGCAAGTCTTATTAAGACAGCAACAGATACTTGGACTCTGATAGGAGATATAACCGCCTAATGCCTACAATCTATAAAGTCTTAGGACAGTCAGCGCCTAGCGCTGCTACAGCGACAACGCTGTATACAGTTCCTGCATCTACTGATTCCATAGTTTCAACTATCAATGTTGTAAATACCCACGCATCAACTACAGATGTAATACGAATAGCAGTAAGACCTGCTGGTGCAACTTTGGCTACTGAGCATTACATAGTCTATGGCTTATCGCTTTCCGCAGGAGCCACATTTACTTACACTGGCGGTATTACACTTGATGCTACAGATGTTGTCACTGTTTATTCAACCAGTGGCATTAGTTCATTCTCAGCCTTCGGATCGGAGATTTCATAATGGCAGTCGGAATTACGCCCAATCCTAACGTTGTTGGACCAACAGGTCCTACTGGGCCAACAGGTCCTACTGGTCCCGCAGGTGCTACAGGTGCTTCTGGTACTAACCTTGCTGGTTTCAATACGCAAACAGGAACCACTTACACTTTAGTTATTGGTGACAAGGATAAATTGGTCACTCTAAATAACGCAAGTGCTATCACCTTAACAGTGCCACCTTCAGTATTTAGCGCTAATGACATAGTAAATATCGCGCAGTTTGGTGCAGGTCAAGTTACCTTGGCTCAGGGAGCAGGAGTGACAATTCAATCAACAGGTGCAACTACAACTGCGCCTAAACTACGAATGAATAAGTCTTCTGCTTCTATCATCTGCACCGCATCAAATACGTTCCTAGTGGTAGGAGATATTGCCTAATGCCAATACTAGGGATCATAGCCTCATCTTTACCAGCCGCCGCAGGTGACTTTGAATCCATCGCTACTGTAAGCCTATCTAGTGCCGCTTCTGATATTACTTTCAGTTCTATTCCTAGCACATTTACGCATTTACAAATAAGATATATTGCGCGCACCGATACTGGCGGATTTGGAAAACTTACATTTAACTCCGATACAACTGGGTCAAATTACTATTCACATAATTTGGCTGGTTCTGGTAGCGGATCTGGCACCGCAAGCGCTTATGCTGGAAGCAGTTATAGTGCTGCACTTTTTGATGTGTATGGTATTCCAACCGCAACAAGTGTTTTTTTGGCTGGGGTAATGGATATTTTAGATTATACAAGCACAAATAAAAATAAAACTTTTAGAGCATTAGAAGGTTATGACCAGAATGGGGGCGGAGTTATACAATTTGCATCTGGTTCGTATTCTGCTACACCAGCGGCTATTAGCACTATAAAATTTGCGTTAAATACTGGTTCTTTTCAACAATACTCACACTTCGCCTTATACGGAATACGGAGCGCATAATGCCAGCAGGATTAACTTATGAACCGATAGCAACAAACACACTATCAACGGCAACTAAAAGCGTAACTTTTTCTTCTATTACTGGAACCTACACCGATTTAGTGCTGATTATTAATGGAAAAACAACTGGTAATGACGACTTCATAAACTTAAGATTTAACAGTGATACTGGTTCTAACTATTCCGTAACTCGTTTATATGGTAATGGAACAACAACAGGGAGTGGTCGCAGTAGTAATCAATCAAGAATTTTTGTGGGTTATGATGCAGCAATTAACACTACTTATCAGTGGAATGGCATTTTGAATTTTATGAACTACTCTAATAGCACTACATACAAGACTGTTTTGTTTAGGGATAATAGTCCAAGCGGTACAGGTTACCCTGGAACTGCAGCCAATGTTGGTTTATGGAGAAATACTAATGCAATTACTGCAATTGAGGTAGAAGCCAACACATATAATTTTGATACAGGCTCAACCTTCACACTCTACGGAATTAAAAGTGCTTAGCGCCTTGAAAGGAATTAACTAATATGGCAACTACTTATAAAGCAATTGCAACTGTAACTGTGGGAAGCGGTGGGGCGGCTAGTATTGAGTTTACTTCTATTCCTTCCACTTATACAGATTTATGTATTTTGGTAAGCGCAAGAAATACTGCTAATAATTCTGGGGAAGAACAGGGTCAAGTTGTTTTAACATTTAATAGTGCTACAACAAACTTTAGTGGTAGAGCATTATATGGATATGGTTCTGGCGTTGGTTCTTTATCTAGTACCAGCGACCAAGCAATTTGGGGATATATTACCAGTGCTCAAGCAACAACAAATACATTTGGTAATACACAATTTTATATTCCAAATTATGCTGGAAGTTCAAATAAATCCGTAAGTGTAGATAGCGTAAATGAACATAATGGAACAGATGGTCGTCAAAATATAACAGCAGGATTGTGGTCAAACACTGCTGCAATTACAACAGCAACTTTGAAAACTTACGATAATAATGGTAGTGCAGTAAACTTCGTTCAACACTCATCCGCAACTTTATACGGAATCAAAAACTCCTAAGAAAGGAAAACAATGACACATAAACTCGTAGTGGACTGCTCAACAGGAGTAGTCGCAGAGGTAGAACTAACTGCTGAGGAAATCGCTCAGCGAGAGGCAGATGCAGTTGCTTATGCTGCACAGAAAGCAGCAGAGGAAGCAGAGGCACAGGCTAAGGCAGAGGCTAAGGCAAGCGCCGAGGCTAAACTTGCAGCACTTGGTTTAACAGCAGAAGAAATCGCAGCCCTTTCTAAGTAAGGAGTAGGTAATTGTCCTACGGATCTGATGTAACAGAGGGCATTCCATATACCCTTTCTAACCCTGCTGGCTCAACTAACTTTCAAGCTACAGGTGTTGCCTACGATATAGCCATCAACGGCTTGCCATTCTTTCTGGCTGCCAGTGATGACTCACCCTATCGCCGTGTAACGGCGCAGTATCGTAAGCAGCAGTATGACCAGACCCGTGAGGCTGGTGAACAGTCTCTAACTGGTTGGTGGTTTAGAAGCCAGTCATCATTTCATTTAGGTCAAGGTATTAAATACTTTGAACCAGCTCAAGATGAATCACTGCGTTTCCAATACACAGAGTCCAAAGGATTAGATGTCTGGACTAAGGGACAGGCGACCCTACTAAATACCACAGTCAGAGCTTTATCTAGCGCTAATGACACAATTATTATTGGTGCTAATGATGGAACTAATGACTGTCTAGTTGTAGCAGATGGCTCTGCCTTAAAAAAGATTACGATGAGTAATGATACTCCTACCTCATCTACCTATACCCAAGCAGGAACTGCATCTACAATCCTTGACCTAACCACAGATGGAATCAGATACTGGTTTATCAATGGAACTCACGTCCATAGAGGCGCTATTACTTCAGGCAGTTCTACTGAAATCTATAATGCTTCAGCTACGACCAGCGCCAGAATTAAATACATCAAGCAACGCCTAATTGCTACTATCAATAATAAAGTTTATGAATTAAGTCCTACTCATACTGGCGGTGGAGCTCTACCTGCAGACCACTATACCCATCCGCAGACTGACTGGACTTGGACTACTATCTCAGAAGGTCCTAATGCTATCTATATAGGTGGCTATAGTCGTAAAAACTCATCTGTCTATAAGATGACTTTAGATTTAGCAAATGCCAACGCTCTTGGATTCCCAGAACTAAGCGTTCCTTCGGTAGTAATAGACCTACCTGAAGGTGAAATTATCAATACCTTTGATACCTACCTTGGTACCTATGCGGTGCTATGCACCAATAAAGGTGTGCGAGTAGGAGTTCTAGGTGCTGATGGCGATGTCTCTTATGGACCGTTACTATTTGAAACAGAGTGTACCGATGTTGTATTCAGAGATAAGTTTGCTTATGTATCTACCAAGCAGGGAAGTGAATCAGGTCTAGTCCGTATTGACCTATCACAGCCAGTAGTTCCTAACAGCCTAGTCTTTGCTTATGCTTGGGATGTATGCGCCTCTGGTGAGACTACTCTTACTAACTCAACAGCCTTTCTTGGTGGCACAGATCGCGTAGCATTTACCGTTCCAGGTGATGGAGTATGGATTGAATCATACGGAGTCAAGGTTGCCTCTGGTTACTTACAGACTGGCTTTATCCGCTATAACACTCTTGAAGGTAAGTTATTCAAACTACTTACCCCGCGTATTGATACTACTAATGGTAGTTTAAGTATCTCATCTATTGGCTATGACTATACTGAATATGCAATCGGTTCTTTTGCTGAAGAATCTACCGTCTCTGAGATTGGTATTCCTTATCCGCAAGGACCTCAAGAATATCTGGCTTTTAAGTTTACATTAAACCGTGATGCTCAAGACAGCACTCTTGGACCGCTATTTACTGGTTATCAGCTCAAGTCTTTACCATCAGTTCCTCGTCAGAGGCTAATTCAATATCCGCTATTCTGCTTTGACCACGAGAGCGATAAGTTCGGTGTGGAAGTAGGCTACGAAGGTTCCTCTTGGGATCGTATGCAGCAACTAGAAGCAGTAGAAAACGCAGGCGATACCATCCGAGTAGAGGATTTCCGTACAGGAGAATCCTTTATTGGCCTGATAGAAGAGATGGACTTTATCAATAAAACCCCACAAGATAAAAAGTTCTCTGGGTTCGGAGGCTTACTTGTAGTGACAATACGGAGCGTATAAATGACACCTACAGAATGGGCAACTCTGCTAGTAGCAATACTAACCA